TCGCCAACATCGTTGACGAGGTAGACCAAGAAATTCTTGCGGACTGCGTCAACGACTTGCTCGACAAAATAGAGCGAGACAAGGAGGCTCGCGAAAAGCGGGACAAGCAGTATGAGGAAGGCCTGCGGCGCACTGGCCTTGGCGACGACGCGCCCGGCGGCGCCCAATTTGCCGGCGCCAACAAAGTAGTGCATCCGATGCTGATCGAGGCCTGCGTTGATTTCAGCGCTCGCACGATGAAAGAAATTTTCCCGCCCGGCGGCCCGGTCAAGTCGAAAATCATTGGCGAGCAGGACGAGGAAAAAGTCGAAAAGGCTGACCGCAAGGCCGAATTTATGAACTGGCAGACGACCGAGCAGATGCCAGAGTTTCGTAGCGAACTGGAGCAGCTCTCGACCCAGTTGCCGCTGGGCGGCGGCCAGTACCTGAAGCTCATGTGGAACGCGCAGTGGAAGCGCCCTTGCGCCGAGTTCATCGCGATCGACGACATTTACTTGCCCTTCGCCGCCACCAACTTCTACTCCGCCGAGCGCAAGACGCACGTGCAGTACATCACGAAGATGGAGTACCAGCGCCGGGTGCGCTCGGGCATGTACATCGACGTCGACCTTGGCTACGCGGGCGAGATCGACTGGAGTAAGTCGTCGATCGCCAACGACAAGATCGAGGGGCGCAAGGAGTCGAGCTACAACGAGGACGGCCTGCGCACGGTGTTCGAGATCTACGCGCAACTGGACATCGAGGATGGTCCGGCGCCCTACATCCTGACCATCGACAAGGCCACGTCCAAGGTCCTCGCGCTCTACCGCAACTGGGAGCACGACGACCCGATGAAGTGCGAGCTCGACTGGATCGTCGAGTTCCCCTTCGTGCCGTGGCGCGGGGCGTATCCGATTGGCCTGATCCACATGATCGGCGGCGTGTCCGCCGCGGCGACCGGCGCGCTGCGGGCGCTGCTGGACTCGGCGCACATCAGCAACTCGCAGACCATGCTCAAGCTGAAGGGCGCGGGCATCGGGGGCCAGAGCCTCGACATCCAGCCGACGCAGGTCGCCGAGGTCGAGGGCGGCATCAACGTGGACGACATCCGCAAGGTCGCGATGCCGCTCCCGTTCAACCAGCCGTCGGGCGTCCTGTTCCAACTGCTCGGCTCCCTCGTGGAGTCGGGCAAGGGCGTCGTGCGCACGACGATGGACGACGTGTCCGACGGCAACGCCAACGTGCCGGTCGGCACGACCATGGCGAAGATCGAGCAGGGCATGGTGGTGTTCAGCGCCATCCATATGCGCCTGCACAACGCCATGGCGCGGGTCCTGCGCATCCTGCACCGCCTCAACGGCATGTATCTCGACGACGAGATGCAGGAGGAGGAACTCGGCGAGGAGATCGCGACCCGAGCCGACTTCGCCGGGCCGATGGATGTCGTGCCGGTCAGCGACCCCAACATCTTCTCCGAGGCGCAGCGCATCGCGCAAATCCAGACCATCGCGCAGCGCGCCGCCGCGCAGCCGATGATCTACAACCAGCGCAAGGTCGAGGAGCGCATCCTTGAGACGCTCAAGGTGCCCAACGCCGTTGACCTCCTGGTGCCGCCCGTCGAGCCGAAGGAGCAGAACGCGGTGGCCGAGAACGTGGCGCTGGTCATGGGCCGGCCGGTCATCGCCTTCCCGCAACAGGACCACGTCGCCCACTTGCAGGCGCACCTGTCGTTCCTGATGAGCCCGACGCTGGGCATGAGCCAGTTGATCGCGCCGACCTACATCCCCGGCATCCTGAACCACATCAAGGAGCACGTCGCCCTGTGGTATGCCCAGCAGGTCTACGAACTCGGCTCCGAGGTGCTGGGTTCCGACCTCGGCGACGCGACCCGCGAGAACAAGAGCGTCGAGGACAAGAAGGCGTTTGACCGCCTGCTGGCCGAGGCGTCGATGACCGTGGCCAAGCAGTCCGTCGAGGCGTTCGGCCAACTGCCCGAGGTCATTCAGGCCGCGATGCAGGTCATGCAGCAGTTCACCCCGCCGCCTCCGGTGGATCCCGCCGTGCAGGCGGCTCAGGAGGAGACGAAGCGTCGCGCCGCCGCCGACGAGATGAAGGCGCAACTGGACAGCCAGCGCCTCCAGATCGAGCAGCAGCGCGACCAGATCGAGGCGCAACAGGACCAGCAGAATCAGGCGCTGGAAATGCAGCAGGAGCAGATGCGCCAGCAGGCCGAGAACGAGCGGACCAATATCGAGGTCCAGTCGCGCATCTCGATGAACAACGAGGACAACCGCACCGCCATGGAACTGGCCCTGCTCGACATCGAGCACGGCGGGTCCGTGGAGCCTGCAAAGAACCCCAACGCCAACCCCTCTCCATAGGAGATTGCCTGTGGCCAAGCCCACCGACAAGACGAAAGGCCCTGTGCCCCAGCACCACATGCTGGCCACCACGGGCAAGCCGCGCCCTGACAACGCGCGCAAAGGCCCTCTGCCGCCCAAGTGACGCCAGAGATGCTTCTCAGGAGGCTGGAGCAGGCGCAAGCCGAAGTCGCTCGCAGCCTCCTGAGCACGCCCGTCGGGCGTGACGCCTTTGAGTATGGTCGCGCTGTCGGCCTGTACCAGGGCTACGAGAACACCCGGAACCTGATCGCGAACCTTTTTGAGGAATCGGAACGCGGCAAGTTCGACATATGAGGAGCAAAAATGCAGAGTATCGCGAACAAGATCGCGTTCGACTACGGCACCGTGGACGAAGCGTTCCCGCCGTGTGACCCGCTGGTGAAGCCGTATGGCTCACGGGTCCTCGTCCAGTTTCGGACACCCAAGAAGGTCACGAAGGGCGGCATCATCCTGACTGCCGACACCCGCGAGACCGAGCACTACAACACGCAGGTGGCGAAGGTCATCGCCGTCGGCGAACTGGCCTTCAAGAACCGGAATACCATGACGACGTGGCCCGAAGGTGCGTGGTGCGCGCCGGGCGATTTCGTTCGGGTCCCCAAGTACGGCGGTGATCGCTGGACTGTGGCGACGAGCGATGGAGAGGATGAAGCCATCCTCGCCCTGTTCAACGACCTCGACATCCTCGGCCTTGTGACGGGCGACCCGCTCGCCATCAAGGCTTTCATCTAAGGAGCACTGGCGCATGGCCACCCTTACCGAGAGCGACGACGACGAACTGGAGATCATCGAGACCGATGAGATCCCCGAGCAGGAGGCCGAAGCCCCTGCCGAGCCGGAAGCCGCGGCGCCAGAGCCCGACGATGACGAGGATGACGACGAGGACGAACGCTTCGGCGAGTCCGAGGAGGAATCCGAGGAGGAAATCGTCAATCGCAACCGGGTGAAGCGGCAGAAACGCCGTCAGGCCCGCAAGCAGGCTCAAGAGCGCCTTGAAGCCGAAGTGCGGATGCTCCGCGAGATCAACTCCGACCTGCTCAAGAAGGTCGGCGGCATCGAGACGGACCTCGCCTCGCAACGCGCCCACGTCTCGGAGCAGCGGCTCGCCGCGGCTCAGGACGAGGTCCGTCAGGCCGAGCAGATCATCGCTCGCGCCGTGGAGGCGGGCAACGGAGCCGACGTGGCCGCCGCCATCCGCCTGCGGGACGAGGCTATCCGACGGGCGCAGGAAGCCGAGACCGAGAGGGCTCGCTACAAGCCGCAGACGGGTCCCGACCCCCGAGTGCGCACCTACGCGCAGCAGTGGATCGCGGCGAACCCGTGGTACACGCCGGGAGGCACGGACGAGGCTTCCGTCGCGGCGGACTCCATCGACCGTACGCTCATGTCGGAGGGCTACGATCCGACCAGCAGCCCGGAGTACTTCCGCGAGTTGAGCCGGCGCATCGAGTCCCGCTTCGGCGTGGCCGAGGACAAGCCCGCCGCCCCGGTGCGCCGCAAGGCCCCGCCCATGGGCACGAGCCGCGAGCACGTGCCGGCCTCCACCCGCAAGGGCGTCTACGTCACTCCCGAGCGGCGCCAGGCCATGGAGGAGGCGGGCGTGTGGGATGATCCCGTCGCCCGGAACAAGTACCTCAAGGCGTACGCTGAGTACGACCGCAACCGCCGCTGAAAGAAAGGGCGAGACAATGCACGAAGAGGATGATAGGCTTAAGAAGGAAATCGGTGCTGGACGCCGGTCCCGCGCCTCGGAAGACCGCAACGTCACCGAGGACCGCGTGAGGACCGATGACGACCGGCTGATGATGTTCCGCCAGCAGATGTTCAACGATGCTCTGCCCGACCTGCCGCCGATCCCCGGCTACCATGTGTGCTGGTTGACGACGACGAACCCACGCGATTCGATCCAGATGAGAATTCGGCTTGGTTATGAGCCGATTAAGCCCGAAGAGGTTCCCGGTTGGGAATATGCTTCGATCAAAACTGGCGATTGGCAGGGCTTCATTGGTGTCAACGAGATGCTTGCGTTCAAGCTTCCGATTTCGCTGTACAAAAAGTACATGCAGGCCGTGCACTACGATGCACCCAATCAGGAAGAAGAACGGCTGCTTGGTGCGACTGAGAGCATGCGTGAGCAGGCCGAGCGCGCTGGGTCAAGTTTGGTCGAAGGTGACGGCATGTCGGCAATTCGGGAATCAGCCAAGGTACGTGCTCCACAAGAGTGGTAACTTGGTGACTTTTTTTAGAGGATAACCAAATGCCTTCGACCAGCGCACCTTTTGGCCTGCGTCCGGCTTTTCATCCCAGCGGGATTATTCGTCCCACGGCGATGACTATTGAGTCGGGCTACAGTGCCAACATCCTTCAGTTCCAGCCTGTCAAGATTGGCGCGAGCGGCACGATTGTCGCTGCTGCTGCGACCGAGAATGACATTGTAGGCACGTTCATGGGCGTCGAATTTACCGACACCGATGGCCGTCGCCGCGTAAGCAACAAGTGGACGGCTTCTACGTCGGCCACGGACATCGTTGCTTATGTCACCACGGACCCGGCGATTGTGTATGAGATTCAGGCCAACGGCTCTGTCTCGATTACCGATGTCGGTTCTCAGGCGGACTTCGCCAGTGTCACCAGCGGCAGCACGACGACGGGCCTTTCACAGGCCATGCTCGACACGGCTCAGCTGACGACTTCGGGCAACGAAATCCTGCGCATCGTCAACCTCGGAACCGAGATCGACAATGCTTGGGGCGACGCCTACACCATCGTTCAGGTCCAAATCAGCCAGCACCAGTTTGTGGCTGATAAGGCTGCATTCTAAGGAGGACTAGAACATGGCAGTCCCAATGCGTAGTACTGACTTTCGTTCCATTGTTGAGCCTATTCTCAATGAGGCTTTCGATGGCGTTTATGACCAGCGTGCTGACGAGTGGAAGCAAGTCTTCGTCCAGCAGCAGGGCATTCCCCGCAACTACCACGAAGAGCCGGTTCTGTACGGATTCGGCGCCGCGC